GCTCCATTCTTAGACGTGTTGGTTCTATTATAATATAGGAATTTCAAAGTGTTAAACCTATACTGTTCATAGCCAGCCGCCTGAGTGCTAAGCCAAGGGAACGACGTAGCTAGCCCCGGATTAATAGGGTAGCGGGTTGCCGAAAAGGTGACACTACCGCTAACACTCCCTATTAATTCCCTGCGAGTTATGTTACGACTTTTAGTCTTAGCATTCGTGTTGTCTTTGTAACCAGACGTTGTAATAAACGTCTGAGACGACACGGGTGCGAAGGATCTCTTGTCCTTCTTCGTGAGGGCCTTAAGATTCTTAGGCTTTAAGGATGCCTTTTGTTTATTTTGGATCATGTATGGGATCCACCCGATCCAGGTGGACTGTACATTGTTAACTACCCTATTTTCACGTAGGGCTATGCCGTGCAGTCTCTCGGCATTTCAGGAGAAGACTTCGTACAAAGCTTACCTAAATTCAGATTCGGAGGCGTAAAGTGTTCGTTTCCTATACGAGAATTTTCTTGGTTCCCGCATCACTTTATCGGTGACTCGTCGGTGACTTAAGGCTTTTCCTAGTCTTTATTGTTCTTTATTTATCATCGAATGGCATACCTCTCGGCTGTGTCTATTAGATGATAAACCAGGTAAAGAACAAGTATCCCTTTAGGGACCTGTTTAGCACGGAACTATTAAGTTCGAGGCGGCGATCATGGAAAGAGAATACACAGTATAGGCTGGACGAAAGTCGTCCTATACTCGTGGAAATCGATTACATGATCGGAGTACTCCGAACACCGTTTTGGCATAACTATTGTTAACAACCCCATGGACGGTTTCAACTCAAGGGCGTCCAGCCGATCTTATCTTGTCAGGGATATACTGCTATTTCCCACCAAGTCTAAGATATGATCCCAGTAACCAACCAACTTACAGAAAATGAGAGGAATTCTTTCCAGAAACATAGAAACCATTTCTGGCGAACTTCCACTCAGTCTTCCTGTATACGAATCTTGGAGTGAAAATTTCCAGTTCGTCAGGAAAGACAGGTTTAAGTAAGTCCCACGGTTGAGGCAGCATAGTCGAGAATCTGTCGATCTCAGGGCCTTTGAGAGGGCGCTGAGAGTCTACGTTGACAGTAGCCGACCAATATTTAGAAACGAGAGAACATGCTAAACGTTTCTGATTTTTCGTAATAGCAAAACGAAAATTCTCGTAGGGTTGAAGACCTAGTCCCCCTACACATATTGGAAGGAAGAGGTTTCTTTGGAAACGAAACCTCTTGCGAGTATCGGTCTCATGGACTGTTACCATTAATTGCTCTTTTGGTGGTAAATTTAGCTTTATCGCCAGAGCAAGCCACTCTTCGTGGTCTCGGAAACATCCCTCTATGGATCTATTAATACTACTCGCCCATCCTGATTCGCTAACTTCCTCACGGTTTTGCACTTTGTGCTTACCAAGAAGAAGACCGATATTCAGGAATTCTATTCTACGCGGCCCTAGGCTCATTCTCTTGTCTCCATAACAATTCTCAAACGTTATGGGCCAATGACAACTTGTACTATTGATGTTAAGGTAGGTTGAGTGTATATATGCTTTCCCAACCGACATCTCAAGACCTAGTGATTTTCCTAAGTCTTGATGCAGGGTCCACTCGTTGGAATTCCCGCAGTAGAGCATGTCATCGCCGTTAATCAGGACGCTTTTCTGCCAGTCATCGTAAGACCAGGCACCGACGATATCAGGATCATTATTTTCATGATCCCACCCGAGTGTTCGGGGGAATTCTTCCATATCGTTAGCCTGATCCCTGACTGCACAATAGAGTCCAAGATTAGCAAGACAAAGTATCGGAAATGATAGAATCGAGCCCATTAACTGACCGCGAGTCATGGTTCCCCGCGGAACTACACTCCTCGCACCAGTTAATGGATCTATCACAGGATAATAGAGCTCGTGAGGTCCAAGAACCGAATAGGCTATACGCCGAAAGGGCTCAGGGACATCACGCAAAAGATACTCTAAAATCCTACCCGAATAGAGCCAAGAAAGTCCATC